GGATCGTTTTGAGCGTTTAGACCTATCGTAGGACGCTTTGGATATTAGCTTTCCATCTCTGAAATGCATCCATCCACGTTTAGTCTTTTTTCGATAGACACCCTTGGGCATTGAGACTTATTTCTAAAGAGGTATTTAAATTGGGTCAGTGGTTACACTCAGAAACTCTACACTACGGTCACAATATATACAATAAAAAGCAGTCGCGGTTCGGGTTTGGCTGTTTGGTCTACAAGCATCCATTCGGTCCATTAATCTATGACAGTCTTTACAACGAACAGTTATAAAATCTAAGATCTCTTCCCTGGCTTTCTTTTGATAATTATTCATTTAAACGGTTTCTCTTATCCTGTCTGCGTAATAGGTCGCAGTATGCACAGTCGGTAAAATGTCCACAATGACATTTAGATCTACCAGCTCTCCAATCAGAGATTATCATTATAAAAAATTCATTCCAGGACATAGGCCTTCTCAATGGATCCTTATCTTCTGATCTAAGACTTTGAGGGGATGCATAATTATGAAGTGTATCTTTCATATCTTCAAGCTTTGTCATAACTTCAGGGTGAAGCTTGATCTGCTTCCGTTGAAATTTAGTGGGCATTAATCGACCTCGATTTTATGATCCTGGTAACACTTGCGACAATGACCCTCACCAGTGAGGCCAATGTTTCCGCACTTCAAACACTCCACATCATCATACCTAAATTCTTTACGATACATGATATACAGAGCGTGGGACACCCTATATACCACTTAGTCCGATAGAGCTCTAGCCTAGATTTACGGCCTATTATTACTAGGTACGGCGGATTATTATTCTTCTTCTTCTTCTTCTTCTTCTCAGAAACATGATCTAAATGGTTTTCCGCAACGTTTCTTAGGGGGTTTTGTAAAATTTTGCCGCCAAAGAAAAGCTAGGGAGGCTTATCACCCCCCGATTCGTGGATTTTTGGTGCGTTTAGAGTGCTTACTTTTGCAGACCCATGCCAAGAATCTGTTCTTTTGTGCCAATTGGTTGCTTTTTGGCCGCCTCAGTGATCGCGGGTAACAATTTGGCCCCTAACATTTGTATATAGTACGGTTGGTTTTCTAATTCCTTAGTAATACTATGCATAAGAGACAATCCCGATCCTTCATCCGAGTTTTTCAATTCTTTAGCGGCATGCCCCATAGCTCCACTCCAAAACTTTTGAAAACTCTCTCTCGCCTGTGGGAGCATAAATTCCTCAAAATCAATTAACATCTGTTCCCTGATTTTTTTAGTGATCACTTCCAGGGACATAAGCAAAGTCTCGTCACTTTGTTCGGATTTTAGCCAGCTCTCTATTTTTTCTTGAGTTCTTAGCGGAATCCAATAAGTATAAATTAATAAGTAAAGCCCAAAGCTCAAAATCCATATGGCGGCAAACGTGGCGTCGGTCATTAGAAGAATTTGTCCTTGACATAATCAATAGTTATTTTGAATCCTTTTTGTTGCATACAAGATACAATCCAAAATGGACCTGCGACGGGATAAGTAAAACCTAAATTCTTTTTTGCATTATCCCTACAATCAGATAAAGCATTTAAAAAATCGGTTGTAGGTTCTATTATTGGGTCTAATGGTTCCGTAATTTCCTCTATTATCTCATCAGCCGATGGGATCTCTATATTTTCAAAATACTCTATTACATCTTTTAAAATCTTTAACGCTTCATCAGTTGAGTGGTAAAGAGAAGCCAGGACAACAGGTCTTGGTACGTTTAGATCTATTGTGGGTATTGGTTCGCAAATTGCGATTAACTTAGATACTGCAGAAGCTTTTTTATCAAACATAGAAAAACCTAACCAGGCACCAAAAACAATGATCGGTTGCATAACTGGGATCAAAGCCTGGAGCCATCTGGTAAAATCGATGTTATCCATTAACTCTGAAAACTGATCCTTAGTCTTTTTCTTAGCCATATTAGACTCGATACCCTGTTAAGATACACGAAATAGCCCCATTATTGGCGCTTTCAGTGGCTTGAACTTTCACAGTGCTGTTAGGTGGTATAATGAACTCGTACATTTTTGGTTGCTGTCCAATATTGGCGTTAGCTACCACCAACTTTTCCACAAATAACGCCTGGCCATCCACATTGATCGTATAGCTCAAAACTTCACCCGCAGATATAGAACTCCAATCGATCCCTAAAGTTACCCTGGTTAAGTAAAATGCTGACGGGTTTGTATAATCCAGTAGGGTGACAGCAGAAGAGGTGAGACCATAACTTCCACTCCACCCGTAGATCTTACCGTCCTTGGCCCTGGAAACGGACTTAGAAGGGCCTAGAGTCATGCATAGACTCTACCAGTCATTGTTACCAAAGTCTCTCTAGCGGCGTTTTGGGTTGCATTGGCTACTGTTACTTTGACATGAGTTAATGGGGGTATCAAAATAGCGGTTGGGGGATTCTCTAATTTGTCAGCTCCTGAATACTGCATACTGATCCCAAATACAACAACACCATTAAGGGTTAATTCAAAGTGTATGTCGTCTCCCGTGGTCTGGTTATTATGAAACTGGAACGAACTCATAATGTAACCTTTACCTGTATCGAACTCAAGAGAAGTAACCTTTACATTTTCGTTAGCGGTATCGACGGCCCCACTGTAAGCATAACAGTGATCGCCTACGATCGATAGACTACGGTTGCCACCTGTAAAGATGGCATTAGCGCCGATTTTGGTCTTAACCATTCAACAGATCATTCAAAATATAGGGTCACCGACAAACTCGATGCCGTCGGGGTCCCAGAAGTAAATTGAAAACTAACCTGGAGATCTATATTATTGACACCTGCAACACTGAAGTTGGTTGGGATCATATTGAACTGAGTTGTACCGCCAGCGTCTGCGACATCGCCGCAAGATCCAGCCAGAGTAAGGTTCTGTTCACTCATATTAGATCCGAGTAAACGACATGCCAGGACAACGCCTTTTGTATCTGGCGCATCCATAGCGACGTCGATCCTGGAGATCCTAGTCGAACCCTGTGGTGTTTGGATATTTCCTAATGAGCTTGAGCTCATATTATCCGTCAGAGAAAAATAAGTTTTATCTGTCGGTGTGCTGTCGTAGGTCCTCGTTATCGTGGTGACTGACATTTTGTTTACAATCTAAAGTAAAGTTTAGATCCTCCTAGTTTTAGTGAAGGGAACTGTTTGCGTGCAAAGGCTCCAGCTATTGCAACGACAGAAGCTCCCACTAATGTCTTTCTTCCAGTTTCGGTACCGATCATATCAATGGCGTTACTTGCCAGGGTAGTGAAGGCCTGTCCTAATTGACCGTCAGTAACGTCTTTGATTACTCCTTCAGCCTGAAACTTACCGTTAATTGACTTACCAGCGTTCAGGTAACTTGCTATGGCAAGGCCGCTAGCCATGCCCGTCACACTTGGGTGTGGTATTGTTTTTCGCATATTTCTCCTTTTGGGATTGCCCATGTATGCCCGACGAGCACCTTTTCGAACCATCCCCTTGCGCGTGGATCGTTTTGAGCGTTTAGACCTATCGTAGGACGCTTTGGATATTAGCTTTCCATCTCTGAAATGCATCCATCCACGTTTAGTCTTTTTTCGATAGACACCCTTGGGCATTGAGACTTATTT